TTTCAGATTCAATCATACTCATTTCTAAGTAATCTCCAAATCTTGATCTAGTTTCACCTTCAGCTTTTAAGTACCACATGTAACCTGCTTGTCCATCTTCACCAGAAACTTCAACCCAACCAACTTGAGAAGCGTCAGAACCTGAAACTTCGTATTGATCTTTAAGAATAATTGGTTTGTTAGTAAATGTAGTGAAAGAAGGTTTAACAGATCTAGCGCCAGAATACTCAGTTCCTTTTGAATTTTCAGAACCAAAAACTAAAACCCTAAGATCATTGTCAGCATCAGCAAAGTTCATGTCACTTAAATGAGCTCCACCGTAAGGTAAAGCAGTAATAGTTTGGTTACCAGCTGCAGCAACAGTTACTAAAGCAGTAACAGTTTGACCACCACCAGCGATTAAAACTTGATCACCAACTCTAATACCGTGAGTAGTTGTTAAAGCTACACCATCAATATCGTGAGTAATGTTAATCGTACTAGCTGAAGCGTCTAAACAGTCCGCTCTATAAGATAAGTGTAATCTACCTTGTTCTGACCAAACCACTTGGTCAGCTGACATAGCTTCCTCCGCTCCTACTTGTCCTAAGAATCCTGAAATTGTACGTTTTCCGTAAACCTCAGCCTCTTTTTCCATTAAGTCTGGAAGGTATTGCTGTGCCCATCCATTGTTTTGGATGTCTAAATAATTATCCGACGTTATTTGCTGCACTGGGGCAGCTTGAAACGACGTTCTTGCAGTTATTGCCATTTTTTTTAAATTTTAAATTGTTATTTATTTTTGTTTATTTTAAACTTAAAGTCGTTAGCATCATTGCCTAACACTCTTACTTTTATACCTCCAGCGTCTATAGTCCCATGACTTTGTCTTGGGTTCATATCAACGTTTTTGGCTTTAGCAATACTATTTTTCATAGCGTCTGCTTTTCCTTGTTCGTAAAAGTGTTTCGCAACAGCGTCCGCATTCATTGCTGTGTATAGAGATTTATGATAACCCTTAGCGTCTGTTAAAGCAGAGTTCTTATCCAAAAACTTTTTGGTGAAATTGCTTATGTCGCTCTGAGTATTTTTAACCTCTTCAGCATTGTTTACATTAAACCTGTATTTCTTGTCACCGACGTTATATTCAAAACCTTTGAACTTGTCGTTGAAAACATTATTTGTTTTCTGTGTAAAAATATCAGAGTTCGTTTTAACTGTTTTTTGAGTTGCTTCTGACTCCTTGTTGTATCTATTAAAGAAATCAATTGCCTTTTGTTGCTCACCCGTAAGTTTGCTTCCAGCTTTGATCTCATCATAGTATTTAGACTTTTGCCCGTCTAGGTGGCTTTTAGCGCTGGCAACTTGCTCTTTAAGCGCTAATTTCTTTCTACGTATATCTCTATCGTCGTCTACATCTTCGTCGTAAGAGAATTGATCTTCCATAAGGAAGTTAATTTCTTCGTTGTTTAAATGAGGTTTTGTTTGCTTGTAGTACTCGTATAATAGATTTTGATCATCTAATTTACTGTAATCTTGATTAAGTTTTACATAATCACTTAAATCACCTCCAGTTTCCTCCATAAAGTCCATTAACTTTTGGATATTTTCTGGTAGTGGTTTTCCAGTGGCCTCAGCCTCTGCTATAGCTTCTTCAACTTGCTCTTCAACTTCTTCAACCTCTTCTTCAGTAATTTCTTCTAATACTGGAGTTTCTTGTGTTTCAGTTTCCGGTTGTACTTCTTTTTGTTCTTGTGTGGGCTCGGCATCTTTAGACTCTGCAACCACTCCGCTGTCGTCAGCGTTATCTTCTTTAGTTTCATCTTGCTCTGGTTCTATTGGTTTGCTTAAATCTACTTTAATAACACTATCGTCTCCAGCAGATTCAAATTTACTTTCATCGACTTGTTCAGTCGTTTCTTGGGTAGTCTCTTCGACTACTTTTTCATTTTCTTCTTCCATAATATAATATAATAATAATTAATAATTTTAACTAGGGTCAAACGAACCTAAATCGAATCCTCCACCTAAGGTATCATTACCTGCGGACTCAAAGTTTTTAGGTGGTTTTCCACTATTTCTTTGCTCGATCATCTCGCTTTGTTGAGATGCTTGTATTTTTGTTCTTTCGTCTTTACGATCTTCTTTTTGTTTTTCTCTATCCTTTACCCCTTCGACTTCAACTCCTTTAAGTTGCATGTTGTATTGGAACTCTAAAGCCATAAGTTCTTTTTTCATTTGAACTTCTTGCATCATTTTTTGAGAATCAACTTGAGCTTGCATTTGCATTAATTCAGCTTTACCAGCATTTAACGCTTGGTTCTTCTGAACATCTGCTTGAGCTGCCGCTTGAGCTGATTGTTGGTTTAACTGAGCTTGTTGCTGCATATTTTGTTGCTGCATAGCTTGGTCTTTATCCATCTTCTTTTTTCTACGTATTTTAAGAAGTTGATTTGCTAGTCTAACGTTTCTTATTTCTCTAAGGTCAATAGCATCCTCTAACTCTATAGTTTGTTGTTGTAAAGCCATTTGGATGTTGTTCTCTAAAATAGCTTTCTCCTCATCATCTGGTGTTAACTCTAAGAATATACCAAAGTCATATAGATGAAGATTTTTCATTTCCTCTAATGTGGCAACATTATGAGTACCTATAGCTTGTATGAAAGCGTCTTTTGTTGGTGAGTATTCTATAATGTCAGATATTCTAAGTGATAAACACTCAGCAGTTTCAGTTGTTAAAAACAATCCAGCTTGTAATATATGTCTTGTGGCTGTGTTTGAGTTAGCAGCAGCTAGTTTTTGCACGCCTACTAAAGCGTTTTTATCTGGCATACTACCATCTCTAGCCTCGTTAAGACCAGTTACATCTCTTATCATTTGTAGGTAGTAATTGTAATTACCAATAAGAGCTTGCATTTTATTACCACCAGAACCTGATGTTATCTCTTGAATAGGTACTTTACCCGGGTTCATATCACCTTCACTTGTAAATGATCTACCAATAACACTACCAGTTTGAAAGAACATGTTTAAAGCTTCTTGTGGGTTGTAGTTTGTTCCGTTGCCTAAATCAACCTCAGCCAAACCATCGGCATCTAAATAAACTCCATCAGGAACCATTCTAGACAACACTTGCTGTAGCTTTAAGTGCGTTAGCTGTATCATATCAGCAAAACCAGTAATTCTTTTTACTAGTGAATCAATTCGACCATCATAAATTCTTGGTGCTACTATAGCGTAATTCATTTTAACCTTCGTGAAATCGCTTTTAGGGCGCATCATGTTTTTTGACATTTCCCATTTAAGCATTTTGTCAGTACCAAGTATCATCGCACCATCGTAAAGACATTCTATAGATCTCAACATTTTGCTATACCCACCTTCCTTATCTTCTGGCGGATTAAACGAATCGTTTTTAGGTATGATCTTATCAGCACCAGTTCCAGTTTCTTTAACCTTGTATACCTCATTCATGTAGGTTTTATAGTTAAAATATAAAACTTGAATAGTGTTGTTATCCTCTTTATCCTCACTGTGTCTAGAGTTATAGTTAGACCTGTTATTAGATTTGTTCTTCATTATATCCTCAAGATCGCTCTCAGATAAATGTGGAAATTGCTTTGCTAACTCGTTGACCGGAATTGTCTTTACTTCTCCAACGTAGTATATATCTTCAAAGTTAGGAGACTCTGTATATGAGTAAACCAAGTTAGCCGGATCAACATAATCTATAATAACTCCTTCTGAAGTGTTAAATGAAGTTTTCACCGCGCCTATACCCAACACGGTTAAGTCGTAGTAAAATCTTTTCTTTATTAACTCGTAGTTGTTACCGTCAAACAAAACATTTAAAGCTTGTTCTTCTGCTAGCTCAACCGCTTGCTTGTAACTTAACTGCATGTGAAGTGCTAACTCCTCTTCAGACTCAGGTAGCTCTTCTTTTTTATTTTCATATAAATCAATGTTAAAGTTCTCCATAGCAGCATCATTGAACTCTTTACTCTGCATGTCTCTAATTATCGACTCCATATATTCCGTTCGTTTCTCAACACCAAATGGGTCTTGAGAGTAAGCTTTTATATCGTAAGTTCTCTCAGCAATACCGTTTACAACAATATCAACAAATTTAGATATAATTGGAATTGGTTTCCAGTCTAAATTTAAATAGGACAAATCACCGTTTATAGATAACTCATCCTTATATTTTTGTATTGATTGCTCGCCTCTAGCGTACAATCTTAAATTATGAAAATCATTACTATTAGCTTTGTACCTATTAGAACCTCTATCATTGTTGAACCACTCTTGCTCTATTGCCTTACCTACTTTCAAACCATAGTCGTAGCTTAGCTTTTCAGCATCACTAACTGTTTGACTCGGGAAATAACTTTTAATGCCAGACTCTGCCATATTTATTATTTGATTATTTGTGAATTGTTTCCAGTATTACTATACTTGGAAATGTTTATGTTTAGTGGTTGTTTTTCAACCTTAGCGTTTGGCGCGTATAAATGCCTGTTGTTAGCCATAATAGCTAAACCAGAACTTATCGACGCATCATGCTTTGTTCTTTTGTTTATATCAAACTTTGCCCAATCGTTTAGTAGCTCATTGAAATATAAATCACCAAACGTTCCATCTCGCTTCATCCCAACGTGATCTTGTATATACATCTCGATTGCTGC